GTATGCATTGATATATGCCTCAGCAAGAGATCTCAGTTCAGATGCAGCAGAAGTTGTTTTGGTTGTCCAAGATGCTGATACAGATCCGTATTCATCATCCAAATTAACATCAGCACGAACCACGTATGCAAGACTACCAATACCCAAGAAGCGGTTCAATGTGAATAGACCAACTTCATTACGAGCATCGCCGTATAGTGCAGAACCATTTGATGATTTTAAGAACGATGGTGCTCCGAATGTGGTCAAACTTTGCTTTAGTGACGTGATTGTACGTACAACATTACTTTGAACTGTACCGAGTGCAGTAGAAATGCCATCCATTTGTTTCTTGTTTTGCTGCGTAGCAACGAAGAATAATGGGACTGTGTCAGCAATGCTTGGAACAAATAGAGAATCGTCAATCAGTTGCGTAACAATACCAGGAGAGACTAAAGAGGCCATAATATTTTCCTTGTGGTTAAGTAGTATGGAGTTATTTATGGATCGCACGTAAATATAGTCGAGCTATCTACCGCTATCGCCCATATGATGCACCAATTGCTGCGAGATAAAATCTTAACAACACGAAGAGAGCGTCCCATGCTCAATCCACGCTGGGAGTTATATGCGCAAATTCACCGAACCTCTTGGAATCGATTTCAAGAGTTATATGATTGGTGTGATGGAGGAGTTAAAGAGCAAGTATTTTGCTTGTTGAACGGAATAGACGAACCACCTGGATGTTGCAGGTGCACTAATTTCGTCACATTCAACATCCACAAGAACCGCTACAACAACTATTGCTCACGGCAGTGTATTCACTCTGCTGCTGGTGGTTTAAATATTTCTGCAGCATCAGCGACCTTGGTATAACCTAATGGGACACCATCAAAGAAATCTAGCACTGCTTCTGGAGTCAATTCATCAGCAATACCAATTCGCACAAATATTTTCTCAATAAAGTCTGCTTTTTGTTTTGCTGGTGGGGTTAACCATACAGGAAATGAAAATGATAACTTAGCAAGAATATTCCGTTCCTGATCGCCAGCTGGTACTGTTTCTTCAAGGGAAATTTGTTTCAGCTCAACATATGATAGCTTTGTCCAATCAAATTTACTGTCATTTGTTTGTATCAACAGTGTTGGGTCAAACAAAATTAGCATTTGTTCCAATAATTCAAGCTGCTGGTGTTGATTGCTGACAAACACATACACCTCGGTGTTGATTGTGTATGGAATTGGCATGTACCGATGAACTACCTTGATATCATCCGGAAGAAGTCCGCCACTTGGCAGATACGATGTTCTATCTTCCTGACCAACACCTTTGTATAATTCAGGAGCCATCTCAATCCCCGTCATTAGTGCGGATATTACTGGCAGACGCACAGGTTTATTCTGTGTATTGCTTGCGTATATTGACGCAACGACCTTATCAATGCTTCCGTACATAACAGGAACTGTGATACGTTGTTCACGCTCTCCCAGCCCTACCTTAACAGTAAACCCTGAAAATATATTGGTGAATTGAATCAGATATCGCTCAATTTGACGGGAGTAGAAATACGGCTGTGATCTCATTTTAAGTCCTCGATTGGGGAACTATCAGAGTCAACAAGGTATGACTTCAATCTAGTTTTATTGGTCTGTTGTGCGTATCTTTCATCTGTTTCGAGATACACCCATCTGTTCTTTGCCTTACTGTATCTATACAACCGCGGAGGGATTTGCTCAGTAGTAATTGACTCATATGTTATACGATGATACTGATTATTTTTTGGATTCTGTGGGAAACCTAATGCATCATCACTTGTGGTAAACATCTCTGGTTTGGTCCCAGCAGGTGGCATACCGGTCCGAGTCGTTTCATTGTCTTTGTAATTGCTGGTTATCTTGCTTAGGTCAATTCCAAAATCAAGCGCAGCAGCAATGTGTGCTGATGGTACTTCACCAATATCTGCTACTACTTGCTCATCAATTCCCAGTTGCTGTGCCATACTATCGGCAGCAGCTTGAATCTTTTCTGATGCCTGAAAAGGGAGCGTTGAGAATATAGTTTTATCTGAAACAAACCCTTGACCATCTGCACCAATATCTGGCTCAAGTGATCCCACGATATCCAGCGTTTCTTGTTTAGCAAGCATTGGGCGAGCAGTTATCCGCTGAAATAGCGGTGTCCAACCAGGAGTGTATCCTTTGGTTGACCACGATACGTCACTTACTTCCACGTACTTGCGAACAATCTTCATGTCAGGTGTGAATTGCATCTCGCTAGGGATTTCGATGATATCTCCAATAACCATCCCCCGCCCTAATTTACGCACCGTATCTGCAAAATTAACAGTTATCGATAACGTTGCTGTTGGTAGATCAATACCAAAGCGGGCGAGCTCTGTATTAATGTCAATCAAGTCGTAAAAGATTTTCATCTTCACAGGATTTACGCAATACGAACGATCACGATCCTCTTGAAATAATGGACTTTCTTGAATATTGCCAATGTCTGTCTGCACAAATTCAAACAACTCAAGAGTATCGACAATCCAGCGAGCTGAATTTACGTCGACAGGGCGCAATCTCCACATTCTAGACGGAACACTCTGTTTGATTGCAATGATATTTCTGTCGGTGTCTTGTGGAATATTAACTATATCAACACCAAACCACCGAATCCCATCATCACTTCGTTCAACACGAGCACGAGTAACCCAATTAGCTGATGTTCCACCTTGTTTGATTGCAATGCTTGTAACGTGAGCTCGGGCCTCTGCATTTGCTTCATTTGAATACTGTTGAAGGCCATTTTGACGCTTCACAATACCAAAGTCATAGCCAATCCATGAATTCTTTAGTTCACTTCCTGCAGCATCACTTAGCCAGTGCGTGGAAAATCTATCAAATGCATTGGATGGTGGGAAACCAGGAGCAAAATCACTTGCAATTGCAGTTCCAAACCCAGCTGCATCAATTAATGTACCTTGTTGATGAACGCCAAGCAATTTAAATATGCACGCATTTGCTCCACCCATATTCAAATTTTCCATTGCTAGATTATTGATATAACAATTGTCAGCTAGTTGATTGGTTAGTTGGCTGGCAGCAGGTTGTTTAGGTGGAATTGCAGGGGATTGACACACTAACCCATTAGGTGCAATAACTATACATCCTGGACCTTGTTGAGATTCTCTAACAGTCGCTCTATAAGGAAGCGTAGCACAATCTTCCGTTTCACAACTGTCATCTGTAGGGCACGTGTTACGATCAACAAACTTTGGTGTATTTGGAAATGTGGTCCGCTGCTCAGGAGGCAGTGTAGTTGGAGCAATAGTTGGATCAAGAAATATACTCATGTGTTATCCTCTAGTGATACTAGCACCAATTCCCCATGTCTCAATTTCGCTTACCACCAAATCATCCAGCTCCTGGCGTAATACCTGTTGCATTGCTATTGCCTCATTCTTTAAATCAGCAGCATTTAGCGAAACTGAGCCACCTGCACCTGGTAGACTTTGGTATTTTCCACGAGTTTCCCCGAGCATGATTTTTGCTTCAGATAGTGCCCAATTCTCAATCCAATTCTTTGTCATTCTGTCTGTAAACAAATCTTGTTCTGTCCGCTCAATTACAGCATCAATCAGCACCCGCTCCTGTCTACCAATCTTACGTTGGATAGCAAGCACACGAGTTCGTTCAGACCATTGAAATTGAAAGTCTGATGCAAACAATTTAGCAACAATACTCTGATAATTAGCCAGCAAGTGATACGTCAAGATATCAAATGTTCCCGAAACATACAGTTGTTGCAGCATTTGTTGTCCGTATATTTCACCACCAAATGTAGAATTTAAGAATCCACCTCTTGGGCGATATACGTATAACACATCGACGATCTTATTAAATCCAACTGCTTTGCTTGTTAGTGTATATTGCTGCTGACCAGGATTGAGAGTAAGGAAGAAGTACCCACGAGTGTAACCAGCGCCACTATCACGACGAATGTAATCAAGTCCTTTTTGGACAGCCAAATCCATGTGTGCACGAGTTAATCCAACGTCAATCAGTGGATGACCTAGCCTTGTGTACAGGTTATCAATTACAGCACGGCGATCGTCTGCACTACCGTCTGTCCCAACTCCAACTTCACTGTACATTGGAGTACCGGATTTGGAATCAAGGCCAGCGATTGGCATTGCTGGAACCAACTTCAATATTGAGAATAATAATTGCGAATTGAGTACTTCGATATACGAAGGCTCCCCGCACGTAGCAGACGCCAATTGAATATCGTTTATCGTGGTAAATGCTACAGTATATGGAACCGGTTGAATTACCCACTTGGAGCCAGACCAGATTGACATTTCACCTGTTGTTGTATTCAACCAGCGCTGACCGACTGGAATGATAACTGGAGTAACACTAAATGGAACAACAGCCCATGCTGTTAGAGTCGTTTGTTGATGAAGCTGAGTTCCATCAAACCACGTCGCACCTAATTGTGGAATTGTTGGGTCATATCCGAGTGAAAATGATGGAATTATTAGAACCCATATTGGCCCCGAGCGTGAGTACCAAGAATTAGTTGTTGGATTAACCCAGAACCCTGTTGTTAAATTACGTGGATCAACTGCACTATTGATGACATTAACACCAACCCATTGCGTACCACTTCGGACAAACCAAAGTGTTCCATTGTACCAAACCGATCCTTCACTAATAACTGGTGGTAGTGATGGGTCCATTGCTGTGAAGTAAGTGGTAGAGGTAACGTCAACCCAACCAGTGGATGTGTACTCTTTTAGCAAGTTGAGCGCTGTATCAAACCACAATTCTCCAATTTGGATACTGTTCAACGGTTTAACAGCAACTACAACAGGAATATTCACCCAGGTAAATGTAACACCATCAAATTTAGACAGTGTATTTGTTGCTGGGTTAAACCAGAGAGTGTTAGTAGGTGGTTCTACCGGCACAGTGGTGCTATTGATGAACACTTGATTTGCCCAAATTAATCCATTCCACATTTGGATCGTTAGTGTCAACGGATTGTACCAGTATGTCCCGTTAGGAAGGGATAGTGGATCGCTTGGAAAATAAGTAGCTTGGACTTGATTCCAGTGTTGTGTGACATCACTCCAACGACTAATCACAGTTCCATTTTTCCAAAACGACGTACATGTCAATACAGGGGCAAGAGATGGGTCGATCAGTGTTTGAGCGAGTGTTTGCTCGATCCACGTAACTCCATCAAATTTGTACACTTTGGTGCCGTCATACCACAATTGGTCGCATGATACGACTGATGGATCCTGTGGATACTTAATCACTGGTGATGCTGGTATCCATGCACTACCGTTCCATGTCGAAAGTACAGAGGTTAAGGTATTCAACCACGTTGTTCCAATAGTTGGCGCATGTGGATCAGTGGGGGTTAGTAATGGAAAAATTTGCCGAGAATTCTCTCCGTCAAATTGGGACCACACGCCAGCTTGATATACGAATTCACCATAGTGTGGTGGATTCGCTAATTCTAGTGCTGCAGGGCCAAGACGCTGCCAAGCTGTCCCCAGTTCATCAACTAGTGATTGGTATGTAGACAGATGCGATCCACGTAGCACAAGGTCCATTTTCTTACCATCCAACATTAATTGCACTGGATACGTCTTCGTGGCTGGATCGATTCCATCCCCACCAGGAGTTAGTAGTG